GCTAAAAAGAAGTAATGGCTAAAAAAGGACTGTACGCCAACATCCATGCGAAGCGTAAACGTATCGCTGCGGGTTCTGGTGAGAAAATGCGGAAGGTGGGAGCTAAAGGTGCACCTACTAAAAAACAATTTAAAAGAGCGGCAAAAACAGCTAAGAAAAAGTAATGCCGGCTAAAAAATATCAGTCACCTTCCGGCGGTTTAAATGCTGCCGGGAGAAAATATTTTAAAAGAAAAACTGGTGCTAACTTAAAAGCTCCAGTCACAGGAAAAGTTAAACGTGGTTCTAAAGCAGCCAAACGTAGAGCTAGTTTCTGTGCACGTATGTCCGGAGTAAAAGGTGCAATGAAAAAACCTAATGGTAAACCTACAAGAAAAGCTCTAGCATTACGTAAATGGAAGTGTAGATAGTTGTGCACCCTTTTTAGGGGGCAACTTGCCAACACATATTTAATAAAGTGTAATAACTTGACCACCTGCGGGTGACAATCTTGAATGTGAAACTGAAACATATGTAGAGGCTTTTATAAATAAACGTCATAACATAATAGGAGAACACTATGGCAAATGCAAGTCCAGTATCAGTTGGAAGAGTAAATGCAAGTGGTTCGGAAGACGCTCTGTTTCTGAAAGTTTTTGCGGGAGAAGTACTTACTTCTTTTGATAGAGCTTCAGTAACTCAAGGTGCAGAAATGGTTAGAAGTATTTCTAACGGTAAATCTGCAACTTTCCCAGTAATGGGTAGAGTGGATGCTTCGTACCATACAGCAGGTGCTGAAATAACTGGTTCAGATGTAAACCACAACGAGAAAGTTATTACAATTAATGACCTTCTTTTATCTTCAGTATTTTTATCAAATATTGAGGAAGCAAAAAACCATTGGGATGTAAGAAGCGCTTACTCTACAGAAATTGGTAGAGCGTTAGCTTTCCAAAAAGATAAGCATATCTTACAAACAATTGGTCAAGCAGCACAAGCTTCTGCAAACGTAGCCGACAGCGGTTATGCAGCAGGAACTGTACTTACAAACACAGGTATTGCTTCAGCTACTGCTTCAACAGCAGCGAACGCAATGATTGATAGTTTGTTTGATGCGGCTAAACAATTAGATGCAAACTACGTTCCAAAAGAAGGTAGAAAAGCATTTATCAAATTAGAAGAGTACTACAAATTAGCAAACGGTACTAACGTAACTAACGTTGACTTCTCAGGTCAAGGTTCAATTGCGGAAGGTAAAGTTGTTAAAGTAGCAGGTATTGAATTAGTACCTACTGCACACTTTGTAGCGTCTAACGTAACTGCGGCTCCGGATGCAGGTTCAGCAACTGCGGGTGGTTCAAACCCTCAAGCTGTTGACTTATCAAACTACGTATGTTTGGTATCTCATCCTTCTGCTGTAGGTACTGTAAAACTTATGGATTTAGCTGTTGAAAGCGAATATGATATAAGAAGACAAGGTACTCTAATGGTTGCTAAGTACGCTATGGGACACGGTGTCCTAAGAGGCGAGGCAGCTGTAGGAATTAAAGAAGCGTAATAGCTTAACTTTAATATTATTAGTGGCGGTAGAGGGAGACTGAAGCCGCCGCTATATTAACTAATAGGATATTATGACTACACAGATTACACCAACTACGGAACTACAAGCGATAAACATAATGTTGTCTGTTATCGGTGAGGCTCCAGTTAACTCAATTACAGGCACTACATCCGTTGATGTAAGTACAGCAAAAAATCTTTTAGATGAAACTTCTATGTCAGTTCAATCTCAAGGATGGCATTTCAATACACATGAAAATTATAAAAACTTGGCATTAGACCAAGATAGCAAAATTCCCCTACCTTCAAACTGCGTTAAAGCTGACGCTAGTAAAAACTTTAGATACATAAATGTTACATTAAGAAATGGTTTTCTATATAATTTAGAAACACATACAGATGTTTTTACAACAGTACCAGAAGTAGATTTAGTTTTAGTACAACAATTTGAACAACTTCCAGAATACGCAAGACAATACATTACACAAAAAGCATCAAGAAGATTTGCTTCAAGATTTTTAGGTGATGCTCAAATTGTGCAATTAATTGGACAAGATGAAAATGAAGCACTTATGGCATTTCACCAAGCAGATAGTCAAGAAACTGATGTGAATATGCTAGAAGGTGATAGCAATACTTACTCAATAATTAATAGACCAACTAGAAGGACTTATTAATGGGTGGAGTAGTATCTCAGAGTATTCCTAATTTTCTGAATGGTATCTCACAACAAACACCAACACAGAGAGGTATCAATCAAGCAGAAGAACAGGTAAATTTACAAAACAATATTGTAGATGGTTTATCTAAAAGACCTGCTTTTGAATATATAGACACTATAGATGCTACTAATGTATTTCCTAACACTGTAAAGTTTTGGTCTATACAAAGAGATAAAGATAATCAATTTGTTGTTATATTTTATAATGGTGGTGTAAAAGTTTATGATTTAGATGGTAATGAAAAACCTGTTACAATAGCAAGTGGTAGTAGTTATTTAACTTCAACTAATCCTAAAGCAGATTTTAAATTAGTTAACATTGCAGACTACACTTTTGTTGCAAATAAACAAACTACAGTTTTAGCAGATACAAACACAAGTGCTGCAAAGATAGAAGAATTTTATATTAATGTTGTTACATCTAATTATGGTAGAGAATATGCTGTAACAGTACAACATCCTAATATGTCTTATGCTGTTAAATCTTCTTTACAAATGCCAAGTGGTAGTAATTTAAACCATGATGCTGTGTTTAGAGATACAGCACACATTGCTGATATTTTATTTAGAGGTACGTCTAGTACTTATTTTGATTCATCTTCAGATGCTGATTTTAAATTAACTAGAGAAGACACAGGTGCAACTTTAAGCACAACTCAAGGATTAGGAACATCTTCGGAAGTAACTAATTATTTTACTATGTCTCAATATCCGGGTGTTATTAGAGGTATTTCAACAGATGGTAATAGTAATTACACAGTGTTAACAGCTGATGGTTCTGGTAATACCGGTATGTATTCTATAAGAGATGAAATATCTGACTTTACAAAATTACCTTATCATGCAAGTACTGACAGTATTATAAAAGTTACAGGTGAAGATGGAGATACATTATCTGATTATTATGTAAAGTTTGAAACAGATGGTGTTTGGAAAGAAACTATAGGTCAAGATGTAAGTCTTGGTTTAAATAACTCTACGTTACCACATGCTTTAATAAATAATAATGATGGTACATTTACATTTCAAGAAATAGATTGGGATGATAGAAATGCAGGAGATGGAATTACAAACTCTAATCCAAGTTTTGTAGGAAACCAAATTAATAATTTATTGTTTTATAAAAATAGATTAGGCATGCTTTCAAGAGATAATTTAATTCTATCTGAAAATGCAGGTTTTTTTAATTTCTTTTCTAAAACAGTTACACAAGTATTAGATACAGACGCAATTGACATTGCAGCTTCAGGTTCTGAAGTTAATACACTATTTGATAGTGTTGCATTTAATGAAAGTTTATTATTATTTTCTGAAAAAGCACAATACAAATTAGGAAGTGTTGGAGAAACAATATCTCCCACAAGTGCTGTTCTTAATGAAGTATCAGCATTTGAATTTGATGCTAACGTAAAACCTGTATCAGCAGGTAAGTATGCATACTTTGCACAAGCAAGAAATAATAATACAGCAATTAGAGAGTATTATGCAGATGATGATACATTAACTAATGATGGTTTAGACATTACAGTGTCAGTACAAAATTTAATACCAAGTAATGCATATCAATTAATTAGTAATACAACTGAAGATACTTTAATTACATTAGCTTCAGATACAGCAGACACACAAACGGCACCTTATACTACAGGTACAAATATTACATCAACTAATGGTGGTACTATGTTTATTTATAAATACTTTTTTGATAAAGGTGAAAAAGTACAAACTGCTTGGTCTAAATGGACATTTGATAATGCTAAAATATTAGGCGGTATGTCTTTTGAAAGTTTTGTTTATTTATTAGTAGTAGAAGGAACAGATACTAAATTAGTAAAAATTGATTTAAGAAATTTAAGAAATGGTACTATAGGTTTTAACATATATTTAGATTTAAGAAAAAGTGTTACAGGTACATATGATGCTAATACAAATTTAACTACGTTTACATCTCCGTATGGAGCTAAAACAGGTTTGATAGCAGTAGATGGTGTTAACGGAAATAACTATTCTGTTACAAATACAGCCGGCTCTACTTACACAGTAGAAGGTGACCACACAAATTTAATTATTGGTATTCCATATGAAAGTAAATATAGAATGTCACCACAGTACGTTAGAGAAAACTCAGGAAGAGGTTTGGTAGCAATAACATCAGGTCGTTATCAAATTAGAAACATATCATTAAATTATGAAACTTCAGGATATTTCCAAGTTGAAGTAACACCTAATGGTAGAGATACAAGTTTTTCATTTATGAATGGATATGTTATTGGAACAGCTACAAGTAAAGTAGGTGTACCTGCTATTAGTTCAGGAACTATTAAGGTACCCGTTTCATGTAGAAACACAGATTTTACATTAGATATTAAAAGTTCTTCACACCTGCCAATGTATATTGCTAGTGCAGAGGTAGAAGGATATTATCATAATCGTTCAACAAGGATTTAAATGACCAGAGAAAACTACGTACGACCCGCTATACTAAAAGATACTTTAGAATTAGCACCTAGAATACGCCAAGCTGACCGTGCAGAGATTAGAGCATCTAATAACTCTTCACCTTTGCAAGCTTTAGTGTTTCCATTTACGGAACCTAATGGTAAAGTTTATAGTATTATAGGTACAACAGATGAAGGTGTTATAGGTATGTTTGGTGTTGCTAAATGTGCTGAGCCTGACTATGGCGTAGCATGGATGTTGTCTAGTGAAACACTATTTAAACATACAAAACAATTTATAAAAGAATGTCCGTATTGGATAGATGAGATGGGTAAAGGTTATAAATATCTTTATAACTTTGTAGACAAAAGAAATTGGAAGTCACTTAAATGGCTTCAGTATTTAGGCTTTGAACCAAAAACTGAAATAGGAGATTATGGTTTTGGTAAAATGCCATTTTTATTAATGATGAAGGAGATAAACAATTAACTATGTGTGATGCAGTATCGGCAATAACTGCCGGATTGAAAATAGCTACAGCAGTACAAGATTACAGAAGCAAAAAAGTAGTCGCAGAAAGTCAAGAACAAGCAAACGCAATAACAAGAAAAAATTCTGACCAAGCATATTTAAATGATTTAGCTAAAATAGATGCAGAAAAAGTAGCAGCAAGTAGAGAAAAGAAAGCAGAAGATTTTAGAATATCTCAAGAAAATATTAAAAAAGAAGCAGAAGCATTAAATAGGAACGCAGGTAATGGCACTAAAATTATACAAGACATTGCAGGTACATATGATATGCAGTTTTTAGATGTTGCAAGAGATTATGAAACAGATGTAATTAAATTAATGTATCAAGAAGATGATGCATATGCTGCACAACAAAGAAGATATAATAGTATTAAACCTGTCGTAATGCCTAGTCAAACAGGATTATTATTACAAGTAGGCACAATTGGAGCTGAAGGGTACGCAATGAATAAAGCATTAACTAAACCAGATACAGGAGAGGTAGTAGCACCATAATGGCATATAAATCAAGAGTAACAAATAAATACATGGGCTCTACGTTTGCAGGCAGAGTAAACGCAGCCACCGCAACAGATGCAACAGATTTAATTAACATTTTAAAAAAAGACGTTAATCCTGCTATTAGCAGAATAATGGTTAAAAATGTTGAAAACAAAAAAGATGAAGCTGTACAAGAAATTAATCAATTGTTAACTACAAGAGATGCTGACACAGTTCAAAAAGAAATACTAGAAGGTAAACATCCTAATTTAAATAATAAATATGTACAAAAAACTGTACAATATCACACAGGAAGACACCAAGCTATTGATGCTATTACACAGATAGAAGCCAATAAAGATAAATATAATTTTCAAACAACTAATCTACCTGCTTTTTACAAAGAATATTTACCAAGTTTTGCAGATAAAGATGGTTCATATGCTTTAGGATTTGCAGCTGTATTCAATAATTATAAAGCTAAAGATGCTATTAAAGACGCAAAAGTAAGAAGTGACTTTGCACAAACAGAAAAATTAAAAGAAGGTGCAAAAATAGTTTCACGTACAGAACCAGAAGATTTTTGGAATGAAGTAAATAGTTTACACACACCGCTTCCACCAGAAGAAGGTGGCACAGTCAGAAGATATTTATATACAAATAAAGAAGCTAATGATGCTGCACTTTTATTTCTTAACAACGCTATTGATGGAGCTGCAAGTACTGCTGATTTAGCTAAAATAGAAGATATTATAAACATGGACAGAGGAATTGGTGAAGGTGGCAACGAATTAGGTTCATTAAGAAGTGTTAAAAACAATGCTGATATTGCAAAAGTTATTGAAGCTTATGAAAATAAAAATAGAACATTAGCTAATGCGGAATATACAGCATCTGTTAGAGCTACAGAAAAAGATAAAAAAGAAAGAATAGAAAATATATTTAGCATAGACAGAAGCACAGTTGAAGGTGAGCTAGAATATCAAACACAAGTTAAAGATGCTGTTAAAGCACATCCATCTTTAAATATAACTTTAAACAGTATTGCTAAAAACAATTTAGAATTATTTGAAGACCAAAACAAAGTTGCAAATATACAAATAGATATAATGAATGGTTTATATAATAATAATGAAAATGGTTTATTAGAAGCTTATAGAGATGCGTCAAACAATCCAGAAACATTGGTGTTATTAAACAAAATGTTAGTAGACGCTAAAACAAGAGAAGCAAATGCATACACGCCACCATTTCAAGAAAAAGCATTTACAAATACAGTTGGTAAAATTAACAAAATAATTGTAGACTTAGTTCCTGCTGTAGATAAAAAATATAATTCACAAAAAAATCAATATGTGTCAGATTTAATTCAACAAGAAATGCAAAAAGATTATATGGAATGGTTGTCACAACATCCTAGACCTTTAAAATTAGCTGATTCCAGTGAAAAAGATGCGTGGAATTTAAAACAACAAGAGTTCTTTACTAAAACATATAATGAAAAAATACAAACATATTCTAATCAAACATGGTTAAATGGTTTAGCAGATAGAATAAACAAAGAAGGAATAGATTTAACTTCTTCTATTGACTTAGATGATATAGTAGTTGAGTATTATGAAAGTAATGTTGCAAGTGCAGTAGAAACTTTTAAACCTTTTGCAACTCAGATTACTTCACAGGCAGAAGCTAGTTTATTGTCGCCAGTTACAGTAATGATGGAAAGTGCAGATTTTCAAAGATTATTAAATACAAAAGGATTTGAAAATTTTAAAACTGATAAAGTAGCACAACAGTCATTAGCAGAAAGATTAATTAAAGATTTAGAAATAGAAAATACTGATTACACTGACCAAATAAATCAAGTAATAGATAGTATAAATGAGAACATACAAACGTTTGACCTTCCTAAAATTGAAACATATACACCTTTAGGTTTATTTGAAAAAGGTGACAGTGTAGAAGCACAACAAAATTTCTTTGTAGATACACTTGAGCAACTTACAGGAAGACCAATAACTAAAGATTTATACAATAGAGTTCTAAGTGAAGACGCTAAGTTAAATTTAGCAAAAGCATTTAACATTAGTTCAGTTCAATTAGATGAATTGGTTAGTGAATATTTAAAATAATATAGGAATAAACAATGGCATTAGATTTAGGAATTTCTTTTACAGAAGATGATACGCTAACAAACACAGAGAAGGGTATGGCTTCTCATAAAAAAAATAGAAGAAACAGAATAGAACGTAAAAAATATGATGCTATGCAAAAAGCTGAGCGTCAAAAACTTGCACTAGACAAACTACAATCTGATGATTTTCAAAATGTATTACGTAGATACTATGAAGGTGGTTTAAGTGATGCAAACAATGCTGTTACTGGTGGTAAAGCAATTAAAGATTACACTAAAACTGAATTAATAGAAAAATTTTATCAAGACAGAATTTGGAGTGAGTACAATACAGTAGGTATTGTTAATGATGTTGGACAAGTATTAGCTAAGGATGACCAGTACAAAGGTGACTGGGCAGAGATTACACAATTGTATGCTGACTTACCTTATTTTGGTGGTGAAACAATTGGTTTTTACAAGTGGGCTAAAGATTTTGTACCTGCATTAATAGCTGACCCTATTAACTTATTTAGTTTAGGTGCAGGTAAAATTGTTGCAAGAGAAGCAAGTAAAACTGCAATAGGTGCTTTAAGTAAAGCTGAGTTTCAAAAACAAGTAGCTAAAAAAGCTGCATTAGAAATAGGTAAGAAAGAAGCTATGTATGGTGGTAGTGTGGCTGTAGCCGCTGACTTAGCTAGACAAACTGCTGAAAAAGACGCAGGATTAATGACTGATTATAATTTAACTAGAACATTAATTACAGGTGCAACAGGTGCTGTAGCACAAGGTACAATTGGTGCCGGCATGTCTGCATGGTCTGCCAAAGGTAAAGCAGGTAAGTTTTATGACAAAGGTGATGGCTTTAAGTCTGACTTTGACAGAGACTTTGCGTGGGCAGGAAGTAAAGCTGATGAAACCTTTTCAGGTAAAGATGGTAAAGTAAAAAAATTCAAACCAGAAAATCCATCTAAGAAAAATCCCAAAAGAGTAACAGAAAGAACAAGTGAAGTAGAGACGATAAACAACAAAGTTAATGAAATTAAAAGACGAACACCTATTATTAATTTATCTAAAATCAAACCAGATGATGACCATAATGTTATTATTCAAGAAATTAAAAACTCTGTAAATAAATTAGTTAAAGAAGGTAATGTTAGAACAACAGAAAGAGTTGGTCTATTTAGACAAATACAATTAAAAGCTGCTAAATTATTAGGTAAAGAAAATGCAGAAAAACTAGATGAAGAATTAAAAACAATTGCAAAAATATCACCAGACTTAGCACCTACTATTTATGCAGGTCGTGTTAACATAGTAAACAAAAGTAAAGAAGTTTCTGAAATTAGAACATTAGCAGATAATGCTGTTGACATGGATGAGAAAATTGCAATTACAAATAAATTAATAGAATCTTTAGATGAAAAATCTATATTAATTAAAAACCATGTAGAAACAGTACAAGGTGTTTCTGACGCATTGAACCAACAAAAATTAACGGTAGAAATGACAGAAGCTGACAAGTTAAGAATAGAAACAGATATAGCATTAAAAGAAGAATTACCATTATTAATTGCTAAAATTAAAAAATTAAAACCGGCACAAAAAATAAAAGCTGTTAATGATTTAGCTGATATAAGTAAAAATGATTACAAAATGAATAAAGTAATTAAAAACATTAATAGAAAATTAAAACAAAAAGATGTTACTTTCTTTGAAGCTTACAATGAATACACAACAGCAAACTTACTGGGTGACCCTACTACACATGAAATTAACTTACTGTCTGCCGCAGTTAAATTTCAAACACAAATTGTAGAACAGTTTGCAGGTGGTTTAATTAGTTTTGGAAAAGGTAATAGAAGACAAGGTATAAATCAAATTAAAATGGCAGGTGATTTATTAATTGCACAAACAAGATTTTTTCAAATAGCATTTAAGAAAGCTAAGTTATCATGGAAAGCTAATAGAAGTATTGGTGACAGTTTAGAGCACAGATTTGATGGTAGACAACAAAGAAACATGGAAACATACTTTGAACAATTAAAAGCTTCTGACAGTATTATCAAACAAGTTGCAGGTAAAGCAGCTACACCGCTTGGTAAATTATCTTTTCTTACTTTAAGATTACTAGGTGCCGGTGATACTTTAATGAAAAACATTTTTAACAGAGCAGGAAGAGTTGCCAATGTTAATCAAAGAATGAGAGCTTTTTATCCTGAATTATGGAAAGAAAGAAAACTATTTAACAAATCAAGTATTGTTGATTTACAAGATAACATAAGAAATACTAAAGAAAATCTTAGATTTGAAACAGCACAAGATAAACCTAATGTTAAAAGAATAGAAAAATTAAATAAAAAATTAACAGAATTAGAAAAAACTAAAGTAGAACAAACACCATTTGAAAAAAAATGGTCTGAGTTATATTATCAATATGAAGATGAGTTTGGTAATTTTAAAGAAACAAAAACATTTAATAAACTAGAAGCATCATCATTAGATGACTTAACAAAATCAGTTGCAAATGACCCTACATATATTGCTCGTAGTGGTTCATTTACACAAAATCTTAAAAATGAGATGTTAGATGCTAACCAATTTTATCCAGACCAAAAACAAAGTGGTGCTAATATTGGTGATTGGTTATTAAAGACTGTTAATAAAGCTCCATTACTTAGAGTGCTTACAAGTTTACACTTTGTAAAAACTCCTGTTAACTTATTTAAATATGGTTGGCAAGCAACTCCTATACTTAATAAATTAAACATGGAATTTAGAGCTATGCAAAATGCTTCTGACCCTATTGTTAGAAACAAAGCACAATCTATTCAAGGTGTAGGTGCGGCTGTGTATGGTTTAGCAACTTACCTAACACTACAAGGTAGTTTAACAGGATATAGAGAAAAAGATAGAAAACACAGATTTGCTTATAAATGGCAAGATGAAAATGGTGTTACACAATACACACAACTTTCTCGTTTCTTTCCTTTATCAATTCCGTTTATGGTTACAGCATCAATACAAGATGCATTAGAAGAAGCAGGTGATATATTTAATGACCCATTACACAGTGCAGAACAAGAAAGATACATGGATTTTATGCGTCATATTGCAGGGTCATCATTTTCTTTATGGTCTAACATTTTTGCTAGTAATTTAATGACACAAGATTTCTTTAAATTAACTGAGATATTTTCTGAAACAGAAGCTACTAATGAAGAAGGAGCTGCTAACATTTCTAAATTAGAAAGATATTTTGGAAGATTTACTTCTAAAAATGTACCATTAGCTACGTCATGGAGATGGACAAATAAAGTATTTGCAGACGGTGAAGCAGAACTTGTAACAGCTTTAGACCATTTAAAACAATCAACACCTTATGGTTTATCTAAAATAATAAATGAAAAATACTTAGGTGGTAAATTAGATGCATTAAATTATGGAGATGCATTATCACCAAAATCTGACCCGTTGGGAAATGAATATGCAAAACCTAGAGGATTGTTATTAGGTCAAGCACAAGATATGTTTCCTGTTACTTCACATTGGAGTAATAACATGGTAGACAGTAACGGAAATAAAATTGTATTATCACCGGCAGCTAGAGAAAAATTAGAAACTTCTAATATTAAATGGGAAAGACCTCAGTTTACTATTCAGCTTGGAACTAAAAAACCATTGAATATGAAATTAACTACAGCTATTCAATACAAACATCCGGTTACTGGAGAAACAATTAAATTTCCAGAAGGCATTACTATGTACGAAGCAATGCGTCAAGTTAAAGGTCAAATTAAAATAGCAGGAAGAACTTTAAATGAAACATATCAATATGAGTTAGAAAATCCTAATTCTGAATTTAATAAAAGATATGCTTCTAATAAACTTCTTGGCGGTAAATATATTGGTGATGATTACCTATTACAACGAATAAGAGAATTTGAAAGAGAAGCTAGAGAGTGGATTAAAAGCAATGCTTTAATTGATATTAACGGTAAAATCACTACAGCTAGTGCACTTAAACGTAGTGCAGAAAACATTGAATTTATGGAATTAATGGGTGAATAGATAAAGTACCCCTTTTAGAAGAGATAAACACAAATTATGGCTAATTCATTCGTAAGATACACCGGAAACGGTACAACTACTACATACGCTATACCTTTTAGTTACAGAGATACAGCTGATTTATCAGCTACAGTAGCAGGTGTAAACATAACAGCATATTCTTTAGATGCAGCAGGCACTCTTCTTACGTTTACTACAGCACCTGCTAATAATGCTGCGATTGAAATACGAAGAACTACAAGCCAAAATACAAAATTAGTAGACTACGTATCAGGCTCAGTATTAACTGAAAATGACCTAGATACAGATAGTGACCAAGCGTTCTTTATGTCGCAAGAAGCGATTGATAAAGCAAGTGATGTAATATCATTAGATAACGTAGATTTTAACTGGGATATACAAAATAAAAGATTAAAAAATGTAGCAGACCCTGTAGATAATACAGATGCTGTTAACAAACAATTTATATCAACTAATTTACCTAATATTACAACAGTAGCAGGTATTAGTTCAGATGTAACTACAGTTGCAGGTATCAGCTCAGATGTTACTTCGGTAGCTAGTGATGCTACAGATATAGGCACTGTTGCTACAAACATAGCGTCAGTAAACACAGTAGCTACAAACATCAATGATGTAATTAAAGTTGCTGATGATTTAAATGAAGCAATTTCAGAAGTAGAAACTGTTGCAAATGATTTAAATGAAGCTACTTCTGAAATAGAAGTTGTTGCTAATAATATAACTAATGTTAATACTGTAGGTACTAACATATCTAACGTTAATACTGTAGCAGGTGTAAATGCAGACGTTACTACAGTTGCAGGAATAAGCGCTGATGTAACTTCAGTAGCAGGTATATCAACTGCTGTATCTAATGTTAACTCAAATAGCACAAACATTAATGCTGTTAATGCTAATTCAGCTAACATAAATACTGTTGCAGGTATCAATGCAGATGTAACTTCTGTTGCAGGAATATCAAGTGATGTTTCTACAGTTTCAACAAACAATGCAAATGTCACTGCTGTTGCAGGTAATGCATCTAATATTAACACAGTTGCAGGTAACACAACTAACATTAATACAGTAGCAACGAACAATGCAAATATTACAACAGTTGCTGGAGCAAATACAAATATTAATACAGTTGCAACTGATATAGCCAATGTCAACACTGTTGCTACAAATATACCTTCAATAAATAGTTTTGCTAACACTTACAGAATTGGTGCAACAGACCCAACAACATCTTTAGACGAAGGTGATTTATTTTATAATTCAACAGACAATGCTCTTAAATATTATAATGGTTCATCTTGGCAACAAATTACAGCAGATACAGATGTTAAGAGTTTAGTTTCAGCAAATGATACAACAGCAGGTTTTTTAAATGGAAAATTAGTAGCAGGTTCAAATGTTACATTTACTGAAAATAATGACGGTGGAAACGAAACACTTTCCATTTCAGCAACAGACAATTCAATCCCTTTTGCAATAGCACTTGGGTAAATAATTAAGGAGAAAAATAAAAATGGCAAATAACTTTAATTCAACAACAGCTAGTTTGACAAATGCTACGTTGACTACAGTTAAGACTACTACATCTAACAAACAAGTTATGATTGGTTGTCTAGTATCTAATACTGGTACAACTTCTATACTTATAGATATAGTTCTTAATAACGGTTCTAACGATAGATATATTGTTAAACAAGCACCAGTACCAGTTGGAAGTTCTTTAGAAGCAATATCAGGAAAAGTAATTATTCCTAGTGGTGGTGCTGTTAAAGTAAAATCTGACAATGCTTCTGGTATTGCAGATGTAATTATTTCAACATTGGAAGACGTAGCGTAATGTATTTAGGAAATCAACCAGCATTAAGTTACACAAGTTTTGCAAAGCAAGACTTCACTACAAGTGCGACTACATCTTACACACTTGATAATCCTGTAACTAACGAAAATGAAATTGCATTATTTATAAATTTTGTAAGGCAAGAACCTACAACTGCATATACTGCAACTAATACAAGTTTAACTTTAACAAGTGCTACATCTGCTAGTGATGATATGTACTGTGTGTTTTTAGGTAAAGCTGTTCAAACAGTAAATCCTCCAAGTGGTTCTGTTGGAAACTCACAAGTAGCAGCATCTATAATTACTGGACAAACTGCTGAAACTTCTATTTCTACAGACGATACTGTATTAATCCATGATACATCTGCTGGAGCATTAAGAAAAATGACTAGAGCAAACTTTGTATCTGGTATTGGTGGAGATAACACTCCTTATTTTTTTGGTCAAGCTGCAAGTGATCAAACATTAAGTAGAAAAGTA